AGAGCTCAATCACCCATCAACTGCTGAGGTTGATCTCGAAAGAGCATGTCATATTGTGACTGAGCTTAAGAACAACGGTAATGAATACATCGGAAGATCTAAAATATTATCTACACCATGTGGTAAGATCGTCGAGAATTTGATTCGCGATGGAGTCAGAGTTGGTATGTCAACCAGATCACTAGGAAAATTAATTGAAGAGACTGGAGGTATCAACAGAGTACAGGACATGAAATTGGTCGCTGTTGACTGTGTTGCTGATCCTAGCTACACTGGAGCGTTTGTAGACGGTATATTAGAAAGCAAGCAATGGATTTGTGATTGCTCTGGTAATTTTTGTGAGATATATGAAGGGTTCGAAAATTCCATTGGTACTCTACCTCGTAAAGGATCTGATCAAAAAATCAAAGACGCACTTCAAATGTTCTTCAAATCACTTTAAAATGAACAATCAATCAACTAATAATAAAGCTGCTATCACTAAATTTATAAGTGACGTAACATCTAGAAATTACGCCTCAGCAGATAAACAATTGTCCTCGATTATAGAAAATAAACTCTTGGATAGAATAAATAATTTTAAGAATTTAAAAATCTTTAAAAAATCATGAGCGAAGCTAATCTAAAAACTATACTTAAGGAAGCATCTGGCGATGCACTTACAGATGAAACTCTAGATCAAATAGAGTCAATGTTTAACGAAGCAGTTGACACCAAAGCTGCAATACGGGTGGAAAAGGCTCTCATAGAGCAAGACGAATCTCATGCTGGTAAGCTAGGAGAACTTCTAGAAGCTATTGATGATGACCATTCAGACAAGTTGCAAAAGGTTGTCGAGGCTATTGATCAAAACCATTCTCAAAAATTAGTACAACTGGTCAAGCGGTACGAAGGCAGCCTCAACGAGGAAGCTGGTTCTTTCAAGCAGTCGCTTGTGGAAAGCATCAGTAGTTATCTAGATGAGTATATCGATGAAAAACTTCCCGCTACAGAAATTGAAGAAGCTGTTAAAAACAAGAAAGCCATTGCAGTGCTTGAATCTCTTCGATCCACATTAGGTGTTGATTTCGCATTGGCTAAAGACACCATTCGTGATGCTATTCAAGAAGGAAAAGAGACCATCACCGAGTCACACACTCAAATCTCTCAACTACAAGAACAAAACAACAATCTTGCTAGCAGAGTTGACACACTGAACACACACATTTTATTGACTGAGAAGACACAAGACCTTCCAGCTGAGAAGAGAAGTTATGTTTTCAAAGTGTTGAGTGATAAAGACACTCAATTTATTAATGAAAATTTCGATTACACTGTGAGGCTCTTCGACAAGACCGAACAAGAAAAGATCGAACAAATTAAAGATGACGCAATATCTCAAAGGGCTCCAGAAGTGGACCGCCCAATAGTTGAGCGAGCCGAAACCCAAACCGCTCCAGAAGAAGCAAACAATACACCTTCTAGCCCATTTGCAGCTGACATCATGTCAGAGCTGGGCAAGTTCTAAATTTACAAGTTGAGATCTATTGATCTGAGTAAGTCAGAAAAGGAAACCCAAATTATGTCACAAGTAAAAAGCTCAAATGCATACATTGATGAAGCTCGTGCTAATGTCCTCATGGAAAAGTGGGCCCCTGTTCTTGATTATAGTTCTAGCAATGTTAAAGCCATTGAAGACGACCACACTCGCCTGAACACCGCTATTCTTTTGGAAAACCAAGAGAACTGGTGCTTGGGAGAGAACTACGGTACCGGTGGAAACACCGCAGGAGGCGCTACTGGTGCTTTCGGTGCAGGTGCCAACGTTGGAGGTACCGGTGGAAACGTCGGTAACACAGACTCTTACGCAGCTGGCGATGCCCGCTTGCCGAAGATTCTTATCCCGATGATTCGTCGTACGTTCCCTGAGCTTATCACCAATGAAATCGTTGGTGTTCAGCCCATGAGCGGACCAGTTGGTTTGGCATTCGCCCTACGTTACCGGTACGAGCAAGACGCTCTCGGTTCCGGAATCGACGGTAAATCCGTTCCATCCGCTACTAGCCCAAATCCAGTTCGCGCTGGACAAGCTCTTGGCGATGGTTCAGAAGCCACCGGAAAGGAAGTTGGTTACAACTACCTTGATTCCCGCTTCACAGGCCGAGAATCTTCAGACCTCACCGGGCAAAACGCCGGTGGTCAGGAAGTATTCAAAATGTCCGATGAAGACAAAGGTGTAGCCGCATTGCTTGACAACTACGAACTCACCGGAGATATTCCGCAGATGGTCGTCTCTTTCGAGAAGACTGCTGTTGAAGCTGGTACTCGTAGGCTCGCCGCTCGTTGGAGTGTTGAGCTAGAACAAGATCTTAAGAACATGAACGGTATTGATATCGACACCGAATTAACGAACGCTATGTCGTACGAAATTCAAGCTGAAATTGACCGCGAAATGATCATGCGAATGATTCAAACCGCGATCAATGGTGGTAGTGGTGTCGGTTATTCCAGTTGGTCACCTGCTAGTGCAGATGGACGTTGGATGGCCGAGCGCAATCGGGACCTTTACGCTAAGATTATCGTCGAAGCAAATCGTATAGCTGTACGTAACCGCCGTGGAGCTGCCAATTTCTTGGTAGCCACACCTAAGGTTTGTGCAATTATGGAAATGCTTCCAGAATTCCAGTGGATGTCCGTACAAGGCAATGTTAACACACAGCCTGTCGGAATCGCTAGAGTAGGTAATCTTGGAGGACGTTTTAATGTCTATCGCGACACACGGACAGAGGCCCAAGGCCCTGGTATCAACAAGAATGGCGACATTCTTGGAGTTAACAGTCCAACTCGCGCTACAGAGATTAATTACGTACTCTTAGGCTACAAAGGTCCTGAGTTCTACGACACAGGTATAGTCTATTGCCCGTATATTCCAGTAATGGTTCAGCGGACAATTGGCCCCAACGACTTTGCTCCTCGCGTAGGTCTTCTCACCCGTTACGGTGTGGTCGACAACATCTTCGGCGCTCATCTCTACTACCATTTGATTATGGTTAACGGGATCAACTCCGGAGAAACATTCACGAGATCAAGCACAGACGTTACATACATGTAAGTCAGTTCTCAACGCGACCGACTGTCGGTTGATTGTTCCATTTCACACGAGAGGTCGAACTCGATCCCGACGGCCGAGCGTGCACCGAAGGCGGCGATCGGAAAGCCCCGGGTGAGGACGAGGTGATTGGTCTGGC